TTCATCAGTATCAGGTGAATACACCTTTAGAGAAGATGATGAACCAATTTGGAACATCCGTTTAATTGATAAAACACATCATAGGTGGGATTCTAAATTATCAATACAAGGTAAAGCATCTGGTAAGATGTTAAATATGTTTGGTAAATTATTTAAATAAACAACTTAAAAATATATAATTATGATAACACTTATTTTACTTCCCCTTGTCGCAGTTACTTCATTTCTAATTGGTAAATACTCTGAAAGACTTCAATGGAACAAACTAATTAAATTAGGTAGAATTCCACGACCAACGAATTCTAATTTAAATCATAACGATTATTGGGCTAATCATTAATCTTATGCTATCAATTTCAATATTACTAGGTTTAGTTATCTTCTCACAATGTTTGATGTGGGTTAGAGTAGAATCTTTTTCAAAAAACAATAAAAGGAGTAAAGAGATTATAGAAAAATATGATGGCGTAACTACATTGGCTAAAATTCCCGAAAAAGTTTCTTACAAGGATGTTGAACCGGATTGGAAAACATTCTATGACTTTATGGAAAATGTTAAACTCGAAGGCTGGAAAGCCGAAGTAACAGAAGATTCAATTCGTACTGGTCGTGATAGTTGTTGGGTGATTAATATCATATCTCATGATCAAAAATCATCTATGGGTGGTAGATTGAGAGATTATGGTGATGGTGTTTTTCTAGCCAGTTGTGTTATCAGAGCAGGTGGAACTTCTTTATCAGTTAGTAAAGAAGATAAAGTAGCTTCAGATATCATTTTATTTTTCTGGGATTATATTATTAAATATTATGAAGAGAGAAATATAAATGATACATTGTATTATAAACAAACTATTGAAAAGATAAATTCTCAATTAAAAACTCTTAACAGAACCCAAAGATTGAATAATATTCTAACTAATAATTAAAAAATTATTGATATATTTGATAAAAAATTAAAACATATGAAACAATGAAACTTAAATTAGGTCATTGGGGCGTTATAGGCCTCACATTTATTTACGTCTTTATCATGACACTCTATTTTGAATACTTCATAAATAGAAACTGTGATGAAACCCTGCAACTCGTAGTTACATTCTTAGCCTTAATGTATACCGTATTTCAAATCAGGCTTATAGTAAATCAATTAACAAATTTTATTAACCAAAAAACAGAAAAAAATGATTAGTATTGCAATTTTAGTTGTCTCGCTTATTGTAGCAGGCGTTTTCCTTATCAAAAACCTTAAATCAGGCACAAGTATGCCTTTTCTTAAACCAATCGTGATTGCCGTAGCCGGTGTTCTAATTTCTCTAATCCAACCATTTGCCATTGAACGTATTGATGCTGGTCATAAAGGCATCGTAGTAAATCTATCAGGCTCAGAACGTGGAGTTGCCAGTTACCAATATACCACAGGTTGGGTTGTTTATAATACGTGGTTTAAACAGGTATTGGAATTTCCAACATACCAACAACATATTGAATATGACGACCAAGTCGTAATCACTAAAGGTGGGTTCTCAGCTACTATTAAACCGTCATTCAACTACTCACTTAAACCAGAAGCTATTGGCGAAATGTTTGAAAACTTACGTCTAAGTGTTAAAGAAATTGAACAAGGTTGGCTTAAGAACGCTATTGTAGGAGCAGTTAATGATGAAGCTAATAAATGGGAAGTAGATAGTATCTTTAGTAACCGTCAACAATTCGAAGCAGCTATTGTTGCAGAATGTAATTTAAGACTTACTAAATGGTTTGATGTAAGTCAGTTAAGAACTAATATCACACCACCAGAGGCTCTACAAGAATCTATTATTGCTAAAACTAAAGCTATCCAACAAGCAGAAGCTTCAGAACAACAAGCAATTGCGGCAATTGCTGAAGGTAAACGTAAAGTAGCAGTTGCACGAGCTGATAGTGCTGAAACTATTATTAACGCACAAGCAGCAGCGAAATCAATTAAGATTAAACAAACAGAGTTATCACCTCTTTATATTGAATATCTAAAAGCACAAGCTTGGGATGGAAAACTTCCTACCACTATAGCAGGTAGTTCAGGAACATTCTTAAATATCAAGCAATAATTAAAACAAACGAAACCCATCTTAATCGATGGGTTTTTTTGTATATTTGTATAAATGAAAACAAACAGTGAGATTTATGGTTATATCAATAAAAACTTTGATAAGATAAAAAGTTTAGGAATTGAAATCATAAAAGAAGAAATACAATGGGGTGATAGATATCACTCTGAGAGTGGAGAAGAATTTATATTCAGAATATTTACAGATGAATATAGAGTTGGTTATTGTTACATCACCGAAGATGATGATGATTGGGCACAAGCTGAATGTTATGACAATGACTGGTGTCGTAAAAATGATAGACACATAAAACCAGAAGAGGTTTTTAATTTAATTGAAAACTATCAACAGTTAAATAGAGAATTTAAATTAAAACAAGTATTATAATTACAAAAATACGTGCAGAATTTTGTATATTAAATAAAAATCCTTATCTTTGTAATGTTGATGAGGTTCGTGTTAATAACACGCAGAGGGTAGACTCCAACCTGCCTATATAATATCAAAAAACAATATATAAAAGAAAAAAACATTATGACATTAGAAATTACAGACAACAACTTTGACGATTTGATTAAAAACGGAGATAAATTAATTTTAGTAGACTTCTGGGCATCTTGGTGCAATCCATGTAAATCTTTAGCTCCAATGCTAGAAGACGCATCAAATGACTTAGCTGAGAAAATTACTGTATATAAAATCAATATAGATGAAAACCCTATTTCTCCGCAAAAATATGGAGTTCGTGGAATACCTACCATTATATTCTTTAAATCAGGCAATCAAGTAGATAGACAAGTCGGAGTTCTTCAGAAATCTAAACTCTATGAAAAAATAGAAGATGTTTACTTTAAGAATTAATTAATCTAAATATTATCCCGGTTTCGTGTAACATCACACACAGAGGATAGAATTCAACCTGCTTATATATACCATATGAGAAAAATTCTATGGTCAGTGTTTTATTTGATACTGTTTGCAATTTCTTGTTTTGTAGTAACAAAAGTTAGATAATTTTATTAAATTAACTAATATTTCCTTATCTTTGTCACATGGAAAAAGAGTTCAAATTCACTATCAAAGATAAAAAAACCGGTAAAGTCCTCGTGGAAACTATTGTAAACTTCGGTTCCAGTGAACATCCATTCCCAGAAGATTGGAAAGACAACCCAATGGCTCAAATGTCTTTATATGAATATAAACAAGAATTACTTAATAAAATCTTTCAAGTTGATATAAGCGAAGATTTAGAATTTACCTTACCCGAAAAACAATCATAATATGGAAAAGTATCTACTAATAACCTGGATTGACAACAATCCTATAATTGATGGTTGCATTTGGGCCGATACAAAAGAAGAACTTATAGAATATTATCAGTCACTACCTAAGATAGAAGGTGTTACATATACTATCTGTAGAACTAATCATATCAACTCAGAAAAGTTGTAATTTATATTTACTTTCTAAAGTCTATTTCTAAATAAGTAAGAGGCTTATCAAACAATTCACACTTGCCTTCTTCATATAGATTGAAACTATATAAAAGACCAAAATTTTCAACCTCACCCCATTTATTTAGTGACCCACATCTTAATTCAACAAGAAAGAATCCTTCATCCGACATATAACTCTTAGCCATTTGAATACTGTCATAAACATCTTTTAATAGAAAGGTCTTAGCACTTCTTCCCAAATCTGAATATATCTTTTTACCAATAATAATTTTATATTCAGTTAATTCCTCAATCGAAGATGGATGAGTGGGATGATGAGTAGTTCTAATATACCGACGATCTATATCAAATTCAATTTCTTTATCTTGTATATCTAAAAAGATGTCATATAAATAGTTCTTAACCTCTTCAGAAGAAGATTCAAATAATTTGTATTTGATTAAATATTTCATTATAAGTATATATTTATTTTAATATCACAAAATCAATTCATATATTTGTAATATGAGAAATGAATTCGTACCCTATCCTATTGCCTTAATGATGAAAGCACTCGGCTTTGACCAGCCTTGCTTAGCCTTTTATCAAGTAGAAAAATTTGAAGAATATCCGTGTGGTGTTGATGATAGTTATGAATATAAAATGACAGGATTTATGACCTGAAGAACTCTGAAATACCTGAACATTTTACAGCAGCTCCCACCTATAAATCAGCATTTGAGTGGTTTAGAGACACTCACAATCTCTTTGCTACTATTAATATAGATATGACTATGGAACCCAAGTTTTGCTACTCTATAGTTAAATATAATCAAGACTTTCACAGCAGTTCAAAGTTTGACTGGGAAACTGTCGTATTTAACTCTGATTTAGAAAGAACCTATGAATTAGCAGAAATATCTTGCTTAGATAAACTGTGCCAGATTGTATAAATAATACAGAAATCCGTTCGTTTTTTTGTATACTCATATATTATCCTTATCTTTACAATATCAAATGTCCATTTAAATATTTATAAAATGATATCTACAAATAAATTTAAATCACAGCCTTCTGAGAAACCAGGACCCAATGATGTAGTATTCTCAGTTAATATGAAAGATAAAGTTGTTGAATCAACAGAAGTAAAATGGTCACCTTTTAATGGGTGGACTGAATACCCAATCTATAAGAAACTTAATGATGTCCATGTTAATCAATTGAAACCTTATAATAAAGAGGGTATCATTTATGTTTATAATCCACAACACACATTTTCAGATGAAATGGGTATTTTAGAGTATAAATTACTTGGTGTGACTAAAAAGAAAAGTGATAAGCGAGTTCTACTAATCGTTGAGGATCTACATCCTAATGCTACATTCAAACAAGTTTATCTGGAGGTTAGAAATGATAAGGTAGTTTATTGTGGCCAAGTTGTTCCAGAGACTCTAATCAATTTTAATTCAGTGAATGAAGGCTCAGAATATACAGGGTTTAGACGTTCTAAATGGGTTAAACTCAATGTGAATGATTACCAATCATTTACAGGTAAAGTATATGAAGATGTTAAGAGCTTATGATTATGGAGATTTTAGAAATCATATTTCAACTTTTTGGTGAATCACCCAGTCTTGGTATATTTATAGGAGCATTACTGACTATTGGCATTATTGCATCACTATTTTATTTTCTGTAATATACAAAAATCTGTGCATAATTTTGTATAAATATGACAACACAAAGAAAAAGAGATAATAATATTACAGAAGCACTCAGATACCACGGTTTATCCGTTATTATCAGAACTGAAGACGAATTTAACCATATAAAGAACTTTCTCAGTGAAGATATCTTATGGATGAACTGGGTTCCACAAATGTCTTCTAAACTAACCGCAATCGTTATATGGTC